CGCCCTTTTACTGTAAAGGAAGAAACAGTACTGCTTGTTGCCCAAGAATCTGGAGATGCAGAACAAGAGCTTATGGCAGCTCGCCAAATCATTAACAATTGTGTAATTGATGCCGACGTTGACACGTTTGCAATGTTTGATTTAGAATACATTCTTTTGATTTTAAGAGCAAGATCGGTAAATAACAATATTGAATTTCAAATTAAAGATGATGAAACAAATGAGATGGTTAATCTTAATTTAGATATTGAAAAGGTTCAGGTTGCGTACAACGAAAACCATACAAATAAAGTTCCTTTAAGCGATGATTATTTTTTGCTTTTAAAATATCCAACTGTTGAGGAATTTGTTAAAATTGTATCTTTAGATCCAAATGATCCTTTAGTCAATTATTTTATTATGGTTGGATGTTTGGACCGTATTGAAAGTGAAGATGAATCATATAATTTTGCAGATTATAGTAGTGAAGAAGTTGAAGAATTTATGGATGGAATGACTGGTGATGTAATTAAAGCAATCCAAGATTTCTTTGTTACAATGCCAAAACTACGCCACGAAATGAAGTATACTCGTGAAGATGGTACTGAAAGAACGTTTGTAATTGAAGGTATGCGCAGTTTTTTTTCCTAGCGCTGTGTCATACAAGCCTACAAACTTGGTACCAGATAGTATTCTCGATGGCGCAGCACCATAAATATAATATAACAGACATACACGAATTGGTTCCTTATGAGCGCGATCTATACTTTGAAATGTTGATCCAATTTGTAGAAAAACAAAAAGCAGAAATGGAACGACAGAACTAATGGCCGCAGTATCACCAGAAACACAAGAAATTCTAGATAGGCTTAAAAAAGAAGGTGAATTACTTCGTAACCGAGGTAAGCATTCAATTAAGTCTGTCAAAATCGATATGAGCAAATTTGAAGGCGTGTTTGACACTATTGCTTTAAATTTAGCTGAACAAACCGAAATCTTACGAGAAAGTCTTGGAATTGAACGAGATCGAGTAGCAGAAGAAATGAGACGTCGCGATTTAGCAGATGTTAAATCTGTGGCGGCCGCAAAACTTGATGTTCCTGAACCTGCCGGAGCACCTGAAAAGAATGGTGGAGTTCTTAAGCTCTTAAGCACTGTTCTTGGTAGCGTTGCAGGCGGTATTGGTAAGCTCGCGATTGGTGGCGCTATTGGTATAGCCGGCGGTGTTGCTCTTTATCAATTTGCAAAAGGCTTTATTAATGAAAAGGCTGGTGATCCAAACTTTGTAGATAACTTTCTTGACGATACAATTCAAGCAATTAAGGATTTTAAAGGACAAGTAATTGCAAGAGCTCCAAGTGTTATCGGTGGGACGCTTGATACTATGGAAAAAGTCAAAGGGCAAATGTCTGGTTTTGGACAGAGTATACAAGATTTTGGCGAAACTGTAGAAGAAATCGACACATTTCTTAATAATAAAAAAGAGCAGATTGGTAACAGAATAGAAGATTCTGTACAAAGTTATGATAATCTTAAAACTCAAGTTACAGATACTATCACTAGTGCTACGGATGCTACAGGTCAAGCCATTGAAAGAATTACTGGTGAAGAAGGAGTTATTTCAAAGGTAGAAGATTTTATTGAAGATACTACTCAAGATGTAAGTGGTATCGTTGTTGAAGCAAAAACAGCAGTAAGCACTTTATCTTCATCATTAATTGATACATCAGGAACTTTGGATAACGTCAATAGTTTGTTTAAAAATGTAGACTTTGAAGGTTTAAGAGCAACATTTGGTCGTTTATCAACAGAGCTTCCTGCAGCTGCAAATAAAATTTTAGATTTCTTTAGCAATCCATTGGCCGCTATTTTGCCGCCGCTTACAGCCGGTCTCATAACTGGCGCAGTAGCGAACCAAACTGGCAAAGCAATTATGGGATTAAAAGCTGATTATAAAGGTGATAAAAAAATCAATCCTGCACTTAATCTTAAAACAGCAATTATTGGCGCTGTTGGTCTTGGTATTGGCATTTTTGGAAATAGATTAAAAGAATGGATTACAAGCGATGAAGCTTTAGGAAACGTAGATATTGCCGGAGTCAATGTTGGAGATGTTGTGTCTTCTGGAATATCAGTGCTTGGTGGTATTGCTCAAGGCGCGACACTAGGTAGGTTTTTTGGCGCAAAAGGTATGATAGTTGGGGCAGTTATTGGTGGGCTTTTATCACTCGGCCAACAACTTTATAGATGGTTCCAACGTAAAATTGCTGAATGGCGCGCAGAAGCAGCCCGTGAAACTCAAGGCGGAGTGGATGTTAGTCAAATAGGTACAACCAATCCTACGAATCGTGTAACTACTACGATGCTCACAGATTATCAGACGGCGCAAAAACAGTTAGCTGCTTTAAACGCGCGCGGCAAAGATACTTCTGGTATTGAACAAAGAATTAGAGCATTAGAAACACAAGCTGCTGCGCAAGGAATGACATTTATTACTCAGGGTGGAAACGTAACGTTGCAACAAAACAATACTGGTGGATCAACCAATGTCAATACAGAAAGCAATGTTGGAATCAACAATGCAGGCGCGCCCGGGCAAGTTCCGTATCCAACACAATAAAAAAGGAGCCAAAAGGCTCCTTAATTTTTTATTTGTCGCCTTTATCAGAAACGAATGAATACATTTCCTTGGCTTTTTCCATCATATCTTCGATTGAGTACATTTCTGTAACTTTTTGAAATTCTTCCATTTGCATTTTGCCTTGTTCCATCATTTTTTCAGCAAATTGAACATTCATATGGTACTGTTGGTCCATATAGTCTTTTGCTAGTTGCAACATTTCTGAACGAATTTCGAATGGGTTTTTATTTGACATAACTTTTCTCCTGTGTATGTGTGGGTTACATATATTCATTTAAGTTCATCGGCCATTCCATGATTAACGTCTGCGTGGCCTTGTTCGTCTGCACGAACCGCAATAACGACGTCTCTCAATTTTGCATCTGATTCTAATCCATAGTAATCAATTGCAATCTGTGGCGCATCGATATTTTCAATATCTCCGCGATCAATTCTATCTAAATATTGTGTATAACTAATTACAGCTTGGTCTTCAAAATATCCAACCATACGGTGTGCTGTTGTTGGAAAAAATACATATAAAAACAAATAGAAATGCCAAAAGATTCCTTGAGCTAATAGAATCAATCCACGCTCAAACCAGTTTGGCTTTGCAATCTCAATGAAAATCATCAAGTGCATACGCTCGTTTTCAGCTTCATCTAATAGTGTTTTAATCCAACCACGATCATCTGGTTGCATTTTACGTAGCGAGCGTAAGTGATTCCACATGCCTGCTACCATACCTGGCACTCCTGCAACTGTTTCTAATACAACAGCTCGGTGGCCATAAAAAAAAAAAAAAAATGTATCTGCAAACCATCTAAATGTCATTGTAAGGAAATAAGCAACTCTGTCGCTCATGTCTTGAGGTTTTCTCATAGCTTTTCTTTCATTAAAAAAGGCCAACCACTCATCACTTATATCATGTTTCATGGTTGGCCTCCAAAGCTTTATTTATCCCTTAAGGAGTTCAGGCTCAGCATCTTTACCAATGGCAATTTTGCGTGGTTTCTTTTCCTCAGGAATCACGTTCTCTAGTTCAATTGTCAAAATACCATCAACGAAATCGGCGCCACGAACAACAATTGTGTCAGAGAGTGTGAAAGTACGACGGAAGTGGCGTGCTGAAATACCTTTATGTAGGTACTTTGCGTCATCCTCGTCCTTTCTACCTTCCACTGAAAGAATGCCATCTTTCAATTCAACATCAAGTTCATCAGACTTAAATCCAGCCAATGCTAATTCAATAGCATAGTTGTCTTCGTCTACTTTTACGATGTTATATGGAGGGTAATTTGTTTGGCCTGGTGTCGCATCTCTCATACGATCAAGAACACGATCAAAGCCAATAAAGAATGGATCATTCAAAAGATCCGCAGTGAATCTACGTGCATTAGTCATTTTTTTCTCCTTTATACTAAGCAAGAAAGTTAAATGGGAACCCAATCGGCATTCCCAATACTATTTATATCACAAATTGCATGATATGTCAATAAAAAAATTATGGTTTACTATGAGCTTGTGCTAAAGTTTCGCCATTACTAATTGTTACTAAGCTATCTGATGTATTCTTAATAAGCAATACAACTTCTTGAGTTTCATCTACTCGTTGAATACTCGTAACAAGTTCTAAACCTTTTTTTAAAGCGACATCCTGCTTAATATAAATTTTTGCAGGCGCTTCAACTGTTTGACCTGTTGGAATCATAACACGAACTTCAGGAGGAAGTTGAAAGGCATTAGGTTCTTGCCCAACACCTTTAACAGCCACCGGCATTTCTTTATTCCAAGCATTATAGGCTCTCAAACGTTCTCCGCGTGTAACGGAAGCTTTCAAATCAATCATTATTTTTTCCCAATATTATATTTAGCCTCTAGAATCCAGTTATCTTTTTCTTTGTGTGATAGAATTTTGATTTGATTGAGTGGAGCTACAGGATCTTGAGAATCCTCAGGATTTACCACTTTAATCAGTTCCCACTCTTCAAGTAGGTTAACAATTGTATTCCGACGCGCACGATCTTCGTCTGTAAAAGTATTATTCTTGCCGTCTAGAATAAACAATTCTTTAAAATGTAAAATTGAATAACGCCCTTGTTTATGTAGGATATGACAAGATTGATAGAGCTTTTTCTCTTTACGAGATGATATACCAATTCTTGTCAGAGTTTCCTTTACTTTAAGGAAACTATCGGGCGTTGGGAGTTGAATTTCCACTCCTACTCCTTTAAAAATATCTTCAGTTTGCATAACTTACAGCACCTTCTTATTATCGTTATTATTACATGCTGATATCCACCATGACCATCGAAATATTTATTAAAAATAAATTTTCAACCGCCGGTAGTAAGCTTGTTATGCACTTGTTTCAAGTCCTCCGCAGACAATGCTTTGAGATACATTTTAGCTACGGTACGATTGCATTGATACACTTGCTGAATAGCATCGAGATCATCGCTTTTCTTTGCCTTAGGCCATTTACTAAACCGCTTGCGTTTACGAAGAGCTCCACGATAATAATCAAATTGAGCACCAAGAAATAGATGATGTCGTTGATTCATTTCGTTAGCATGAAGAATTGTATCTTCAAAGTTTGTAAACCCACGATTAACCATATAAGGTGTGTATTCCTTTTCAACCATATCAGGATTTTCGCTATTGCGAATGAGATCTTCTTTAGAGAAAGATGCAGCATTCATAAAATCAAACGGACTATATTCTTTTGTCATTATGCACTCCTTCAATTTGTTTTAGAACTTCATCAAACTCCATTGCACATTTTTCGCAAGACGATATAGTGTGAGGCCCTTCAGCAGTTTCCATATTAATTGTGTAGATCTCTTTCTTATCAAGCCTCTTATCGCAAAAATGGCATGTATGTTTACCTATGAGACGTTTCATCCATTCGCTCATTTGAAGCTCGTTTCAATCATAATTTCTGTAAGGAATGCAACCATGTTGACTTCGAGATCTGCCACGAAATTAGCTTTGTACATATAATCAGCAAGAGTAACAACAAACCCTGGCATTGAGCGCATTTCAATCTTATCGCCAGCCATGTCATAGATACGACGGAACATTTCGTTCATATCTTGATCACTGTTTGTTGCAACCCACTTGCGCATATTGGTAAAATCTTTTGCTTTAAGAAGATTAAACAATTCGTCAAGAGATTCTTGTTTGAGATTAACAAAGATACCTTCATCAATTTTACCAGAAGCAGAATAAGATTGCAACTCAGTAAGTACACGACGAAAATCAGGAAAATGTTTTTGGATTACTTTAGCAACTACTGCCTGATCATAATCAACGTTTTCATTTTCGAGAATAGCTTGTACTCGTTTAAAGAATTGAGCAGCCATTTTTGGACGCTGACTTTGTTCAATCGTAAAGTCAACTTCAGATAAGCGAGAACGAAGTGGCTGAATTATACGATTTTTAAAGTTACAAGTAAAGATGAACCCGCAATTTGCTGAATATTCTTCGATAAAATTGCGGAGTGCGGGTTGAACAGATGCTGCGTTGAGATAGTCCGCCTCGTCAAATATGACATATTTTCGGCCACCTGATAAGGATACCGCTGAGGCATACGTGGAGATGTCATATCGGAGTGTGTCGATATTGACATTAAGTGAGCCGTTTTTAACAATATAATCACAGCCAAGTTCGTCGAGCATAGCTTTGGCGATAGTAGTCTTGCCAACACCTGGTCCACCAGTTAGTAGTAAGTTTGGGATTGATTCATCAGCTACAAATTTTTTGAAAGCTGCTTTTGTTTTTTCAGGGAGAATTGTATCATCAATACGCTGTGGACGATATTTCTCAACCCATAATACTTCATTTGATTTTGCATCAACCATTTTGTCACCATTTTCATAATATAAAAGTAAATCATTTTGCGCATTTTAAAGAACAATGCACCACAGTTGGATGGTCTATTACCAGCCTAAAAATTTTTCCGCAAGTAACGCACTTGCGCGTTTTGATAAGTGGGGCCGAAGCCCCACTCTCATTAGTTGAGTTTTTCTTCAACTTTTCCCGCCATTGGAGCATCTTGTGGGACGTCAGCAGGAGCCATTTGACCTTGCGGTTGTTGTCCCTGCGCCTGCGATTGTTGTTGGAGGAATGCTTCTACTTTATTACGTAGACCACCTACACCTTGCAGTTCACGGCCCTCAAAGGCACCGCGACGAGATGCAACATCTACAATTTGTACAAATGTTGCGATGTCATTTAGAGACAGTTGAACTGGCTCTTGACCGTTTTCTTCACCAGGATTATTTGGATCCTGCATTACTTGATCATTCATGAATAATCATCCTTTCTTATAAGTCGACTTTGTATCAATAGCTACGAAGTATGTCGCGCTATCACCTTTAAACTCAGAGATACCCTTTGCGCAAAGAGTAACCTGATAATCTTGCGGAAGAAGCTTAAGGTTATCTGTTTTGATAACAATAGAGAATTCATCCGCAGTTTCACCAATCTCAATGCCATAATCATCCGCGTTTGGACTTGAAGTATCTACGGCTTTGAGAAAGACTTTGCCTTCCTGACCAACGAATGCAACTTCAGTAAATTGAAGTACACCTGCTGCTTTAAGAACAGACTGCAGATCGTTCCATGTTACATTCACCTGCACATCCGCAGAAGGAATCGTAATCTCCTTATCCGGCGGTGTATGAATCATGGACACGTCAGCAAAGGCGTATTTCGTACGACGTTTACCTTCGGTAATCACGAAATATTTATCTCCAAATTCAACCTCAGGTGCTTCATGAAGTGAAAGAATTGACAAAAAACGTGACAAATCATAGATGCATGCGGTGCCTGGAATTTGGTCAGGAATAGTTGCTTGTGCAACCAATGTTTTTTCAGGTGTAATGGTTTTAAGCACACTACCTGGTTGCATAAGAATTGACTTATTGATGCTTGCAAAGCTTTTCAATACAGTCAGAGTTTGTTCAGAGAATTGCATAATATAAAGAACTCCTTTGTTTCATTATCTATTAATTTTATTACGCTTTTTGCGTTTTGTCAACGGCTTTTTATCGCCATATGTCTTTTTATTACTGGTTTTATCAGCTGTAGCACTTACTCCGAGTTGAGCCATGTGACCAAGCGATCCTTTAAAGATGTACATGCCTACATGCTGCAATTGCATCCAAGGACATAACCAAACTTTGATTCCAATTTCACGAGCTTTTTTGCAAAAGAAATAATCTTCAGACAAATAACGTTTTGTAACTGGATCAATAACGCAGTCAAAAAAGGCTGTGATCTCGCGGCTTCCATCAAAGTTTTCAGTACGAACATGATCAGGCTTGTAGCTATATTCAGGATAAGCAGCTGCAAACTTTTCAAGCACATCACGTGGAATAAGCATAAAGCCAGTACCACCTTCGCCAATTTCTACAGGTTTACCAAGATTATAAGTACCACCGCCTGCAATTGGATTAAACACATAATCAGCAGAATACTGCTCAAGCTCAAATGGATTTTCTTCACCTTTACCCATAGAAGCAGCTTTTGAAATCTTTTCCCAAGCAATTGTTTTCTTTGGATATGGCCCTGTAATAATTTGATACTCTTCGGGATGAGTAATGTTTAGTGCAAGCATTGAAAGAATGTCACGTGGATTAAATCCAATGTCTGAATCAATAAACATTAAGTGAGTGCATTCTGAGCGAAGAAACTCATCAACAACGTAGTTTCGCGCTCGTTGTACTAGGCTTTCATTAAATAGATAATAGAATTTAAGACTAATACCATTAGCTGCACAAAGCATACTCAAATCAGTACATGATTTGGTAAAGGTACCAGCGCATTGGCCACCATACATTGGTGTTCCAACAAAGATTGAATATTTACGGATTTCTTCGATAGAAACCTGTGCTTGTTGCTCTTCGGCCATTATATTTGCTCCACGATTTTAATATTATAATAATCTATTTTGCTTAAAATGTCAACTCATTTATGCAAAAAATTCTTCTAAACTTGGTTCGGGCACTGCGTTCCAAGACTCTGATTTCTGGTTAATGTTTGACTGATAAAAGAAATCAGTATCAGACCATCCACGTTCTCCATTATAAACTGCTTTAATTTCTTCAGACATATCAGCAGCTGTTTGGAAAGGAACGTTTTGACAAATATGGTTAATTGATTTCTTTTCATCTAACAATTCAAAGTCTGACGGCAAACCCATGATTGTCATTGCTTCTCGATACGTAATATAACGATCTTCGTATGGATGCGTAAGTACATTTGGATAGTGACCAACAAAAGCTCCAATATAATCCTTTGGAATAATTGTCCCACGGCGCATAATATTACCACCGGCCTTAAGCTTTTCGTATTTGCGATCGCATTTAGCAATTTCTCTTTCATATCCTTCTTTGAGCATCCATTCACCAACTTTTTTATAGTCGTGGCCAGAACGTTCAATCAAAGACTCAACATCATTACCCCGTACATTTTTTGTTTCAAGCAATTCGAAGTATTCTCTATGTGTAATACCACCGTGAACTTGCTCAAGCAAATAACGATAGTATGGATCATCTTTACTTGGTGTTTTTGGATTAATCGGCTCTTGTTGGAAGTTAGAAGTTACGCCAGAAATAATGTCTTCGATCTTTTGATGAGGACGATTATAGTAATTCAATACTGGCGTGTTTTCGCCAAACTCGCTTTTCTTCCAAAAGAAATAGAACGTGCGTTTACGGAACTGAGGAACACCATGTTTAATGTTTTTAGTAAGATATAGGCTCATTGAATAGCCATTTTCTTGGCCAATTTGACGAAGCTTTTTAAGCATAAAATCGCCAATTTTACCTACCAATGCTGGAGCATTTTCTCCCCAGAATACATCGGGTTTAACCTCCCCCAAGATATATCTAGCAGTCTTTTCCATCCATTGGTTGTTTTGGTTTTCTTCTCCAGGCTTTGAATGATATTGACTCAAGCCTGCACAAGGGCAAACACTTGAAACTACATTTACTTTTTCATTTAAAGGAGCTGATCCGCCCTTGTCAAGTAAATGATATGGAACTGAGTTGTCCCAGTAATTCAATAAGTGCTTTTCATTTTCTTTAAATACGTCATAAGAAAGAATATATTCTGGTTTAGTACCAAATACATGTGTTGCGGCTAGAGCCTCTCCTCCAATGAGTGGTATGATTGTTGCGTGCTTCATGCGAAAAAATCCTCTAGAGTTTTCTTTTCAATTTTATTATACTCGAGGCCTTGCCAATAAGGATAATATTCTCTTGAAAGATGCACTGACTTTGGCTTTTCCATAGCCTTAAAGTCAAGTTCACCAAGTTCATTATAATAGCTTGGAGTAAGCCATTCACGGAATTCAATACCCGTACCTTGACACTTTTTCATAGCATATTCTTTGAAATAGAGTCGTGCATCGTTACGTTCTGACCACGACCCATGAAACTTCTCACCCATGTACCACCCAGATTTTGGGATACTACGACGCTCATTTTCAATTGGTAAAAGTTCATAGATCACTTTGCTTTCCATATCCAAATTGTAGACTTGTTCTACATAGCGATCAACCAAATCACGGATTGCTTGCTTTGTATCATCCATTCTACATACGTGATGGCGAATATCGATGTTGCCAAAATAGCATTCAATATTCTTAACCTCAGATTTATTTATGAATTTTTCAAGGCCCATCTCTAATGCGCCGTGTAAAGTTTTAAATGGTACTGAGTTAACATTCCATCCTTCACGATACATACAAATAGCATGGCTATCACCAATTACCAAGCCATTCCAGTTTGGATGTTGAGGCTTGAGTGTAATTGCTCGTTCTTGCATGGCTCGTAGATTATCGATATCTACTTCGCAAAATTCTGGTACCATAGTATCAAGTGTACCATCTTTACGTTCATGACCTGCAAATTTACCTTCAAGCATAGTAGCGTAATCAGGCATATCGTATTCTAAGGAATAGACTTCGCCTTTAAAACGAGAAATGTTTCGGATGTTATATGCATGAGGAAAGTTTCGAGTGCCACCAAAGAAGTTAAGATCCTTTGAGTCGGCTTTACGATCGTTACCGTGGTAGATATACAATCGATCATATTGGTTAAAGTCTTCTGTTTTATTTGCTTCTTTAGCGCCTTCACCTTGAACAGATGGGCGCGAAAGGCTTACTGTAATATCATCACAATGATAATGTTTTAACAAATCTGCATAGATAATACCTTGCGCTGCTCTATGGCTCGCAAGTTGAAACGACATTGGGATAAATGGAGCTGCAATCACTGCTTTCATAATTATTCACCTTATACAAAAAAATTCTCAAGAGAAGCTTGTGGTTTTAAGCTTTGCTCAGCATTATTTAGCATTTTTTCGATGTCTTGATCTCCAGCACGAGTAACTACTCGACGATCACAAGCTTTCTTATCATTACGAAGTTTGCAGAAAATACCATATTGGCACATACCAACTTCAGATCCATAAGTCATCATTTCAGTCTGATCCTTTTGTAGGATCTTATCACCTTTATAATCTAAAATATTGTGAGCTGATTCATGAATATTGATTTCATTAAAGCCAAAGAAGTTCTGATTATGACGGAACCAAACAACAAGATCACCATTATTTATGAGTGAGTTTGGAGCTTCAGGAAACAAAAGTCTTAATGTATATTGAGCGCCTGGTCCAGGTTTTACAAAGTTATCATCATTAGTCCATTTTAAAGCCGGATTAACCGAGTTTGAAGTTGAACAGTGAAACCCATAATAATTACCGATACCTTCGTGCGAAGTCAGTTCTTTAAATGCTTCTGCAATACTCTCAGCTGCAATTAAACGTTCGAACATTCCTTCTTCACCTAGGCCAGCCACCCAATCCATTACATTGCCAGGATGTTTCTTTTCTTCTTCTGTCTGCGCATTGAAACGATGGCACTGATACTTGTTTGCCGCACCCCACAAAGAAGTACGAAGTTCAGTTGCTCCGTAGATAGCCAATCCTGCTGGTCTAGCGAGTTCTAAGTTTCTACGTATACGTTCACGTTCGCCTGAGTTGAAATAGTTTTCAAAATCAACATGAGCTTTTTTGACGTCGTTTGTACGAGTACAGATTTGGTGAATACCACGAGCTCCATAGAAGTGAGAGATAATAGTATTACCAATCTTATTATACAAAGAGAGATCGTCATCAGACAATCCCACAATGTTTTCTCCAATGTATACCATACGATCATCGTAAGTGATCATAGGGTGGAAATACTCTGTATTTGGATTAAGAGCATATTCCTCATAATCGTACGATTCGGTAAGGCCCCGCTGCCATTCAGATCGTTTATTGACTTCGCCTACAAAATATTTGAAGTCTCTAAACTTTTCTACATCGCATAATTTAAAATATTTGTCGATTGGATAGTTTGGATCCATTGACTCAAAATGGTCAGCTTCAGGGTATGCCTTACCGGTCGCATCAATCATGTATCACCTTTACTAATATGAAAGAAGCACTTTTAAAGTTGATGTAGTTCCTAATGTTGCATCACTACGTTCGCCTTTATCAATTAAATCATGATCTAGGTGAACTATATTTATGTGAGGCATCATCTCCTTAATCGCTTGAATTTGAATTGGATCATCTTCAAAGTGACAGTTAAAGCGATAACCCATTTGTTCTAGATAGAATAGAGTCATTGCTTTATGCTGACCGGACTGGCGTCGATCATTAAAGTCACGCGATTTGTTGTTCATATAAAGTGGGTTAGTGATGCCCCTCGAAAGGAGCATCTGTTCAGTTTCTTCACGATCATCTTTTGATCTGCCTGTGATAATAATATCTTCGGCTCCGGGCTTAACACCATGAATGTTTTCGCCCATATAAATTACACCATCGATATCATACGAATTAATCGCTTTTGCAGGAATTTCTTCCCATTCATCAAAGGCATTTCTACTCATAATCAGTCTCCGCTGCTTGGAATGTATAAGGTAGATTCTTCGCAAC